GTATCAGCTTCAGCTTTCAAATACCACAAGTGACCTGATTGACCTTCTTCACCTGTAATCTCAACCCATCCAATTCTAGCAGTATCAGAACCTGACACTTCGTAGTAATCTTTCATAATGATTGGTTTGTTAGTGTAAGATTTAAATTGTGGTTCATTAGCACCTCTTGACTCTGTTTCAGCTAAAGCATCAGTAAGATAACTTTTTCCTTTTGCATATTCAGAACCATAAACTAATACAACTAAGTCAGTTTTTGCATCTGTAATAGCAGAACAATCAGCAGCTCCATAAGGAGTACATTCTACAACGTCATTTGAAACTCCAGTTACTAAAGCTTTAATAACCGCTTCTGGATTAGATATGATAACAGTGTCATTCACTCTAATACCATGAGATGCAGCTGTGTAAGTTGCATTAGTATCAATGTGGTCAGTAATAGTAATTGTACCAACATTAGTTGAACCAGCAACGTTACCGTTGTTGTCAGTCATTGTTGCCGTATAAGATAAGTGTAACCTACCTTGTTCAGACCATACTACTTGATCAGCAGACATAGCCTCTTCAGCTCCAACTTGTGAAAGAAAACCAGATATAGTCCTAGGACCAAACACCTCAGCTTCTTTCTCCATTAGATCTGGTAAATATTGTTGCGCCCAGCCTTGTCCGGCTGTCGCAGTAAAATCGAAATAGTTTGTTGATAGTGTTTGCTGCCTGTGAGCAGGTGTACTATTTAACAAACATCCTGGATTTGATATTGCCATTATTTATTATTTTAATTAGTTATCTTTAATTTTGAATTTAAAATCACGAGAATCTTCTCCCTAAGCTCTTACTTTTATTACTTCTGTATCAGTATTACCACTTAATTCTTGACGTGGATCCTTATTGATATTTTTAGCGGTAGCTACACTATCTTTTAAAGCGTCAACTCTTCCTTGTTCGTAAAAGTGTTTAGCTACAACATCTGGATTCATTGCTGTAAACAAACCTTTATGATAACCTTTCGCGTCAGATATATTGTTATTTTTATCAAGAAACTTTCCTATAAAATTACCAATATCGCCTTGCGTTTGCTTTGTTTTGTTTACATCATTAATATTAAATCTATAATTCTTATCCCCAACGTTATATTCAAAACCTTTGAATTCGTTGTTAAAAACATTATCTGTTTGTTTTAAAAATTTAGACTTAGCCTGTTCTTCTTGTTGCTTTTGTTCCTGTGATTTTTTAAAGAAATTAAGTGCTTCTTGTTGCTCATTAGTGAGTTTTGATCCACCTTTAATATCTTTATAGTATTTGGATTTGGTCTCTTCCAAGTGAGTTTTAGCGTTGGCAACTTGCTCTTTTAACGCTAATTTTTTTCTTTTTATTTCTCTTTCGTCATCCGTATCTTCATCAAAAGAGAATTGATCTTCCATAAGGAAGTTGATTTCTTCTGTGTTTAAATGAGGTTTTGTGTTTTTGTAATACTCAGAAAGTAACTCTTGATTATCTAGTTCAGAATAATCTTGATTGAGTTTTACATAGTCATTTAAATCTCCACCGGTTTCCTCTATAAAATTAACTAACTTTTGAATGTTTTCAGGTAGAGGTTTTCCCGTTTCCATCGATTCTTTAATAGCCTGTTCAGCAACCGTTGCAACTTCTTCTTTTTTTAACTCTTCAGTTACTTCTTCTAAAACAGGTTTTTCAATATTTTTCTCTGTAGACTGTTCAACAACCTCTTCTTTATTAGTCGTTTCTTCAGTAGTTTTTTCTTGAACCTCTTCGGTTTGCTTGTTATCAATTGGTTGTTCATTTTCTTCTATTGGTTTTTCTGGTTTATTTAAATCAACCTTAGTTATAGTTTGCTCTAAAACTTCAGATTTCATTTTCATTTTTTCTTTAACCTTAGTAACGTTTCCTTTCGTCTCATTACCATCCGGTTGTTTTTCTACTTTTTCCTTTACTTTTAATGAACCAGTTTCGTTATCCACGACCGGTTCTTCTTTTTTCTTTTTTGCCATAATATAATATAATAATAGTTAATAATTTTTTTAACTAGGACCAAACGCTCCTAAATTAAACCCACCTAATACATCATTACCTGCTGATTCAAAGTTTTTAGGTGGTTTTTCATTTTTTCTTTGATCTATAAGCTCGCTTTGTTGTGAAGCTTGTATTTTTGTTCTTTTATCTTTACGATCTTCTTTATCTTCATCTCTTTTGCTTATAGCGACAGTTTCCATTTGCTTTAATTGCAAGTTATATTGAAACTCTTGCTGCATTAGTTTTTCTTTAATTGCCGCTTCTTGTGCTAAGATTTGAGATTGCCCGTCTGTTTTAATTGCTTCTAATTGCATCTGAACTTCAAGTCCAGCTTTATTTTTCTTAATCTCAGCCTCTGCTTGAGCCGCCGCAGCTTTCTCTTGAGCAGCGCCTTGAGCGTGGGTTTGTTCTAATTGTCTCTTGTGATCTTCTTCGCCTTTTTTAACTCTTCTAACTTTTAAAAGTTGATTAGCTAGTTTAACGTTTTTAATCTGTCTTAGATCTATAGCGTCTTCTAGCTCTATACTTTGATTTGCTAATGCTGTTTGAATATTGTTTTCTAATAAATTTTTCTCTTCTTCATCCGGTTCTATCTCTATAAATATACCAAAGTCATATAAATGAAGATTTTTCATTTCTTCTAATGTAGCTACGTTATGAGCTCCAATAGATTCTATAAAAGCATTTTTAGTTGGTGAGTATTCTATAATATCTGATATCCTAAGAGATAGAGCCTCAGCAACCTCCGCTGTTAAAAACAATCCAGATTGTAATATATGTCTTGTAGCTGTATTAGAATTCGCTGCTGCCAGTTTTTGAACACCAACTAGGGATCTTTCTGCGGGCATACTTCCGTCACTAGCTTCATTTAATCCGGTTACATCTCTTATCATTTGTAGATAGTAATTATATGTTTGAATTAAACTTTGCATTTTACCACTACCAGCTCCAGATTGAATCTCTTGAATAGGTATTTTACCTGGGTTTCCATCTCCATCTTGAGTAAATGATCTTCCTACAATACTACCTGTTTGAAAGAACATGTTTAAAGCTTCTTGTGGATTGTAGTTCGTTCCATTGCCTAAATCAACCTCAGCCAAACCATCTACGTCTAAATAGACGCCATCGGGAGTCATTCTCGATAACACTTGTTGTAGTTTTAAATGAGTTAATTGTATCATATCAGCAAAACCAGTTATTCTACTAACGAGTGATTCTATACGTCCTTCATACATTCTAGGAGCAACTATACTATAGTTCATTTTAACTTTGGTATAATCACTTTTTTCCCGCATCATATTACCAGCTCTCTCCCATTTTATAAGTTTATCAGCGCCTAATATATAAGCGCCCTCATATAAACACTCTACAGATTTAGATACTTTTTCATAATGACCTTCTTTTGACTTTGGAGGATTAAAAGAATCATCTTTTGTTATTGCTTTTTCTCCACCAGATGTAGTTTCTTTCATTTTATAAACCTCGTTCATATAGGTTTTATAATTAAAATACAATATATCTACTTTATTATTATCTGAATCAGCATTTCTCGCGGTATTATAACGGTTGCCATGGGTACCAGAACTGCTTTTAGCAACTTCTTCTAAAGCATCGTGATCTAAATATGGAAATTGTTTCTTTAACTCATTAATAGGTATCGACTTGATTTCTCCAACATAATATATATCTTCAAAAAATGGAGATTCTGTATATGAGTAAACAAGATTAGCTGGATCAACGTAGTCTATAACAACACCTTCAGATGTATTAAAAGATGTTTTAACAGCTCCAATTCCTAACACCGCTAAATCATGGTAAAATCTTCTTTTAATTAAATCATATTGATTACCTTTCATCAAAGTAGTTATAGCCTGCTCTTCAGCAAGTTCTATAGCCTGCTTGTAAGACAGTTGCATGTGTAATTCTAATTCCTCTTTAGACGCTGGTAATTCTGGTTCGGTACTTTGTCTAACATCTATCCCGAAAGTTTGCTCAACTAAATCGTTGAATTCTTGCATTTTCATATCCTTCTCAATAGATTTCATGTATTCTGTTCTATGAAATACTCCAGCGGGGTCCTGAGAGTAAGCCTTAACATCATATAACCTATCGGATATACCATTAACAACTATATCTACGAATTTAGGTATAATAGGCACGGGAGTCCAATCTAAATTTAAATAGGACAAATCACCGTTTATAGATAACTCATCCTTATATTTTTGTATAGATTGTTCACCTCTAGCGTACAATCTTAAATTATGAAATTTAGTATTACCACTATGAAATCTACTATTGTAAGCTCCATAAGATTTATCAAACCACTCGTGTTGAATAGCTTTAGCTACTTTTAACCCATAGTCGAAACTCATTTTTTCTAAATCGCTAACGACTTGGCTTGGGAAATGTCTATTTATAACTGATTCAGCCATGTTTAATTTTTAATTATTCTACTCATATCACCTTTTTGATTAAATTTAGCAAATTTTAAGTTTAATGGTTGTTTTTCTATTTTAGCATTTGGAGCATATAAATGTCTATTGCAAGCCATTATAGCTAAACCAGAACTTATAGTTGCGTCATAAGCAGTTCTTTTAGTTATGTCAAATCTACTCCAATCATTTAATAATTCATTAAAGTATAAATTACCAAAAGTACCATCTTGCTGCAATCCAACGTGACTTTGTATATACATTTCAATAGCGGCAGCGTGCGCTTGTTTTATATCTTCACTTGAATTAGGTATACCTCCAACTTCTTTTTCTGCTACAGATAATTTATTCCAAACTTTATCTGGTCTATTCATACTAAATCCTCTATAACCTCTTCTTCTAAGATAATAAAGTAATCTAGGTTTATTATTCTCCGCTAATATTGGCATGCCATAAAATACTATCGCCATTAACATGTCTTCAAAAAATATCTCTGCGGTTGGTGGTCTTGATAAATACTCTAAAAAGAAACTATTAGCCGGGGCATCTTCCATGCTAAATTTAGTTAAACCATGTAAAGCTCCTTTAGATCCTTTTCCATCAACCGTTCCTGATATATCATACGAGTCACAACCAAACGCTCCCATGTGTTCGTTACCAGGATATTTTATACCATTTTTAAGTACCACTTTATTTTGTAAATGTTGAGGTGGAACCCAACTAACTTTAAATCTTCCTTTTGGATCTGGATAAAATATAACTTGAGTGTCTTTAATCCCATTAACCCATTGGAAATTACCTTTTGTAACACCTAGAGTTCTAGTCATCTCTTCGTTATAATCTATTTGCTCGTATATTTTTACTAAATTAAATATAGAATTCTTAGATTCATCTCTAAAAGCATGTTCTGTAGTTCTAGGAAATTGGCGGTAAAATTCGTTTAAAGCATCGTGATCTCCTTTTAAACCATCTACTTCATTTTGCCAATTATCTATTACACCTACATCTATTAATTCACCATCTGGGGCGACGACATCGATGTCAGGAGTATTGAAAACTGGAACTCCGTGCTCGTCAATAAAGCCTTCGTAGTTCCACTCCATTGGGATAAACAAAGAGTATAAACCAGACTTTGTCTGACCATTTCTATTTCTCTTTGTGACATCACTTGCATTGTATAATTTTTTAAAGTTATCACCTCCTTTGTCTAAAGCGTTTGATGTTGATCCCATCATACACTTACCAACTATCCTACTACCTAATCTTAAACATGTTTTTGTAACTCTCCAGTTGTTTAATATATTATCCGGTCTTTCCCATTTACCACTTTCATCATGTACTAGTAGTGCTAATTTTTCACCATCATAACTATTATCCCCCGTGTTCTTCCAATCAATAGTTGTATCTAATCCTTGTATATCTTCAAGTTTTTCATTGGCCGTAATTTTTCTTCTTGTAAATTTACTAGCAGGTACACGATAAGCAAGTTCGGATTTAGGACGATCCATACCATCTTGGACAGGCTTAAAAAAGAATGGGTAATTTATACTAATTGGAACCACTTTATCTGTAAACATCTTCTTAGCATCTGAACCTGTTTTAGATAGTATACCATATCTACTATCACTTGATATAGTGGCTAAATTAACCGTTTCTGCAGATGACATGAACGAAAACCCTGATCTTCTGTTCTTTA